GGATATAAAGCACCATCTTCAAGGATTAATTGTTTTTCATTCCCTGCATAAAAATTAATTTTATCAGCATCTTCAAAATCTATTTTAGTCTGATCATCTTCACCGATCTTAATATCAGTTGCTAATAGTGAAGTGATCCCTGTTTGCGCTGCATCTACTGAAAGATCAATAGTGTTATCACCATCTTGATATGTTACTGTTATTCCGCTTTCGGTATTGCTAGAGAACATTGCCCCTGCCGTATCAGATATATATTCAGCTAATGTTGTTCCATCAACGGTGATTGCATCAGCTTCTAATGTGCCGTCTATATCTGCGTTTCCAGATATGTCTAAGGATCCTGCATCTAATTCACCAGAGATTGTAAGCATTCCAGAACTTGGATTATATGTTAAGCCTGTATCTGATTCAGCTCCTTGTGATCCTGTAGCTCCATCTACAAATATTGGATAGACCGTCTCATCAGTTGAATTATTAGCCGAAACTGTAAAATTATCTGCTGTACCAGTTGTATCTTGATTAAGCGTTCCAATTACAAAGTCTAAAGTATTATCACTATCTTCGTATGTAACTGTGATATTGGTTTCGGTATTAGAGCTTACCATAGCTCCCACGGTATCAGCTATATATTCATTTAAAGCCGTACCGTCCACCGTATAAGCATCTGCTTCCATTGTTCCATCAATATCAGCATTACCGCTAATATCTAAAGAAGCAAAAGTCCCTACACCTGTAGTGGTTAAATTTTCATCTCCGAAGCTTATTGTACCTGTAGAATCAACAATACTTCCTGTTGAAATTGTCATAGTTCCATCAACTGAAAGCTGATCTGATATTGTAGCATCGTCAGTTGTAGTTAATTGCTCTGCTTGGACCGTTCCTGAGAATGTTCCATTTACCGCACTTGTTATTGATCCACTTGCGATTGATAAAGTACCATCTGTAAATGTTCCATCTATTGTTAAGCCGTTTGCTGTTAAAGTATAGTTTCCAATATCAACTGAATTAGCTACTGTTAATGATGTAATTGCATCTACTGTTCCGCCATCAATATCTGGTGTATTAATATCTGGAGAAGTTAAAGTTTTATTGGTTAAAGTATCAGTTGTAGCACGACCGACAGATGTATCGGTTGCATCTGGAATAGTCCAAGTTCTATCAGCAGTTGGATCTGTAATCGCCAATGTAGTTTCATAAGCATTATCCGTTGATCCTTCAAAAATTAAATTTGTGGTAATTGTTGCATTCATCGCAACTGTATCGGCTGCCGCATCTCCTATCTGAGTATTCCCAGTCCCTGTGAAATTGGCTGCCGTAATTGTTCCTGTAGCTGTTAAATTGCGGAGACCGCTTAAATCTTTATTGCTATCAACGAGCAAAAATTTAGAAGCACTTACTGTACCAGCTGTGATTCCATCTAATAAATTAAGTTCGGCAGCACTTGTGGTTACTAAAGTTCCTCCAAGCTTTAAACCATTTGTACCATCGTGCGAAGCTACATCAAGATTGAATGATCCATCTTTTATTACAACTTCTGTAGTAGAAATTTCTAGTGGTGTACCTGTCCCGTCACCGTCATAAACACGAGTGGCAGATCCTCCAACTCCACCATCAATATGTAATAATTGAACATATCCAGTAGAGACAGCTACATTTGTTAAATCTGTTGCCATAATTTTTTCCTATATAATATTTCGGCTAAAGGGGCTAATAAAAGCCCCCTCAACCACATTAATCAATTATCCGATTAAGGATTATTGAAATTAACTACTTGACCAGCAGCAGTTCCTGCAGCTTGAGTCAAAGAAGCGCCAAATAATACATCAGCCACCACGCTTGTTGCTAGGTGATCAATATCATATTCGCTTTGTACTCTTGGCTCCATTTGCATAGCAAAAAGAACAGAATCTTTAGTGAATATTGATGCAGTTTCGTCGCCTGTTCCGCCATCATCATCCCAATCGGTACTAGTAAATACTGGCATTCCATAAATTCTACCTAATTGACCAGAGATATTAGGACCAACTCCAGATGCTTCTGGACCGCGTTCTTGATAATCAGTAAAATCACCAAGAGACATTAGGCTCATATAGCCAGCTGGAGAAGCATACATAAATGTTTCACCATCAGTATAGTCGACGCCTATGTCGAGTAATTTTTGCAGTCCTGATCTAACAAGAGCAGTTGTGAATGTGTTATCTGAGGACAGAGTAACATCATTTGCTGTAGCAGATTGAATAATATCAACCGCCAGGTAATTCTCAACCTTTTTAGCCAAGCCGTAACCCATTGATTTAGCATAGAGAGAAAATAAATCATAAGAACTTTGAACTCTTACAATATCTTCAATTCTCTTAGCTTCATAAGCATGCTGGTTAATAGAGATTGAGGCTTCGCCATCAGTATTGGCTGAATAAGTAACTGCTGTATCTGCAGATTTTGCAGCCGCTGTTTCTTCAGAAACTCGTGGTACATGAATAGTATCACCGCCACTAGCTAGATCCGAAACATTAGTAACTTGATTCCTGATTCTAAAGGAACGTTCCGCATAATCGAGGATCGCTTCTCGCCATAACTCAGGAATAAATTTGGCAGCAGTTGTTGTTGTGACATTTGCCATAAGGTTTTACCCCATTTCAGTTTTAGCCCCTTGTTGCTTTTGAAACAATATCGGCGAAATGTTTTTTTCTTTCATTAGGAGCTAATTTGCTCCAATTCGCTGGTTTGCCACCAGAAACACCGCCGTCTGATTCATCAACTTTAGGGACTTTGTTAGTAAACTCATCTTTCATCACGTCTAAGGTTTCAGAATCAAGATTTGAAAGCTTTTCCCTCAATTTCTCAGGGAAAGATTCTAATAATCTATCTTTTCTGGCGGTTTCAATCGAATTAAACTTCTCAGCATCTACAGCTAAAGAATCTCTTTCTGCTTTAATTTTTTCATAAAGAGTTTTATACTCCTCACGTTCTTCAGCTTCTTTTTCTTCTCTTGCTTTTGATGCTTGATGTAAAGCCTTTAATTCATCTTGTAAGGCTTTATTTTTTTCGTTCAATTCTCGAAACCTATAACCTGGGACGTTGTAATCCTCGGCTTTATCGGTACCGGAACCTGCTTCCTTTTTTTCGACAGGAATTTGGTCGTCTGCATGTTTTTCGTCTTGCGTGACTTCTTGTTCTGACATTTATAACCTCTTTAGTGAGTTATCCAATTGTTAATTCAGTTCTACCACTACTATCTTTCATAGCTTTTTTTATACGCTTATCAAAGAATTGAGTAATAAACTCTTCCTCATCTTCTCTTATTGGCCTGCGAGTAGAAGATATAACTCGCCCTTGTTTTTCTTGGCCAAAAGCTTTTTGCGATTCTGCTGGAGGAAATCCGATCGTTACTTGTTTATCATTTGTGCTTCCTGTTTTGACTTGAAAGCTATTTAGCATATCGCTAGTTAAAATTAAATTAACATCTTTAGAAGTATTCGGTTTAAATCCTGTAGCCTGCCTTTTAAATCCTCCTTGTTTTTTTAAGATCCAGTAAGGAGTATATTTTTTACCATCTTTGCTAATTCTTTTATTTGAATATGATTTAAAATCACCATCAACCCCTTCACCTTTAATTGTCCTGGCTTTGATCATGTCAATTAATTTCCACCCTAAAGTAATCATCTTTTGCTTAGTGGTTAAATTTTTAAACATATCTTCTATTGGTTTAGGTTTAGCCATTTAATAAAGCCTTTGCTCCTTTAGGATCATGCATTTGTACTGTCTTAGTATACATATTCCATTGATGACGGCAATTAAAACCACCTCTTTCTATAAAAGCACTTGGGAATCTTTCTTCAATTTGTTTTTGTGTCATAGGACCTGCGCTCATTATTTCTAGGCATACATCTCGAGTCTTTTTATCTGCCGGTCCTACATAAACATAACTTGTATTATCTGGCATTTGATCAGCCATGAGCGCATTTACAGATGCGGTATAATTAGACAATGCGGTGGTCACAAGCGTATCTATTTGATCTGGCCTTAAATTAGCTTCAATCCCTTTTATAATATCATTCTTACTTAATCCCCCTAATATTCCGCTAGTAAGATTCCCTTTTAATGTAGATGCTATATCAGTTGCAAGTTTATCCATAAATACTGATTTATTGACCATAGTCAAGGCTTGTAATGTGGAAGGAGATATATCAGCAAATTTTTTCATATCCTTTAAAGCTTTAACATGCATAGCATCTAATTCATCAAAAGATTTTTGAAACTCTTTATCATTCATAATAGTTTGTTTAAAATCATTAGAAGCAAGGATCCTTAAAATCTGATCTTTAGATTGGCCTGCTAATACTAATTGATAAGTAGCATCAGTCATTCTTTTTACTAATGCTAAATATTGCTTTTTAAATTTATCTAATTCGTTCATTCAGTATTCAATGCTTGTAATAAAATATTACTTGTTTGATCTGTTTCTTCTTGTTCGGGCGTATTCATTCCAAGTTCTTCAGACATTTCAGCAATTTCATCTTCTGTAGCATCTGGGTTATATTTACGTAGATAATCTTCTTTTGTTGCAAGATTATTCGCCCATTCCCAATCCCACTGTGCTCTTTCTTCTTGTGCTGTTAATGGGAATCGTGGTTCAGTAAAGTCAACACTATATTCTTCATTAATATTAATACCATGAGTATCTAAAATAGCTCGATCTGCTTCAAAACGGCTTTGCTCTACGCTTCTCCATATCATCTGATAGTCACCCATTATTGATTCGGTTAAATCGATCTCTGCCATCTTTAATGCTTCACCACTTATAAATGATTCACGACCTACTGACCACTTCACTTTTAAATTATTATTATAAGCCACCGAGTCGACATAAAATCTAATTGAATCAATATATTTAGCAAGATCACCACCTGGGCTTTGAAAATTAAATGATGCTCCTTCTGGAAGCACCATTGGCTTGTCTACACCTAGACTTACTTGATTCATTTGATCAACACCAGTAATCACCGGCTGCCCTAGTGCTTGTAATCTCATAGCTAGACCAAGTTCGGTCATTAACATATTAACCATGAGATTGGCATTTAAAATATCATCTGCGCCATTACGCATAAAATCGGTTGTATAAGGATGGCGATGGCAGATAGTAAAAGGAAGTACTCCATATGGATTAATATTATCATCATTAACTGATTCTACATTACCGTTTTGATGGATCAGATAATGTTCTGTATCAGACCAATAAGCATATACCACTTCATGATCTCTAGCCTGCCCATGATTATAAATCGGATATATATAAGCAAACGGCTTACGTGATCTAGGCAAGAACATTGGTTCAAATTCTATAATCTGATCGTATTCAATCTTTCCAGTCTCCTCATTAAATCTTGATCTTATAAGATGCGATCCTAAGAGATAGGTAAGCCTTTCAGCTGTAATCATAGCTTGATCAATATCAGTAACAAATTCTAAATATTTTTCATTAGTTCTTTCTGGTGGATCTTTATATCCAATAGCACGTGAATTAACCAGTTTTGATGTTATATTCTGGCACACCATAGGAATCTCTAAGCTTTTCATTGGGAAATATTTAGAGAGGTCTGATTCCATTTCGCCTCTCATTCCTTCATAATATGATAGCGCCCTGTACCTAGACTCAACATTCTTTTTAGTGACATCATTGAGATAATCGGTTAAGCTGCTACTTATTACATCTTTACTTTCAACGATCATATTCTTACCATTTCATTGAGGTTGCAATTCGTTGAACTATGGGCCATTTATATTCTATGAGATAACTGCACGCATCAAGGCTGTGAGTCAGCTCAATATTCTTTTTATCTATCCCCCCATTCCTATCTCTCTGAACTTGCTCTAAATCTTTTATTAAATAAGTGCATTTAGGATCCACCGTCATTTCAACCTTACCTTTGGCGTCCTTTAATTTTCTATTAAGGGCGTTAAGCCTATCTCTATGACTTGGATGCCTCCTTTTCGCATACACTAAAAATCCATAATCTCGTATTATTTGATGATCTGAGCGGCTTGAGGTAGTGCTACGAGCAACACCGGCTGGATCTGGATAAACCTCTTTTACATTAGGCCATCTCTCTTTCATTTCTTTACATAATAATTCTGTTGATGAGTTTCTCCTTCTGATCTCATCAAAGAAATGAATTGTACCATTACTGTAAACTGAAGCGCATACTGCACTCATATAGTCGACATTAAAATCCATACCAATTATTTGATAAGCTGCTAATTCATCGGCTTTCTTTACATGTTCTGAACGATCGAAAGCCCAGGCTGCTCTATTGGCTGCCGATTCAAAGCTTGCCATGAATTCTTGACGATATGCTCTGGAGTCTAAATTTGATTTAGCTAGTTCTAGCTCTTTATCACTTACGAACCCTCCATCAACTGTTTTATATTGCCAAGATTTCCATAAAGGATCACCACCTTGCCCTTTAATAAAGTAATCATAAAAATTATTAGCACTAAAGCCATCAGGAGTACCAATCATAAGAACAGGGCCATTAGTAGTGGTTAACATTGGATAAATGATCTCCTCAAATACGCCTTGCTTTTGATAGGCATATTCATCAAGTACGACCCTATGAAGTTCTGCACCACGAAGTGAATCTGCTGAATCGGATCCTTTAAGCGCAATAGTCACTCCTGATCTCGTACAGCTCAATTCCGTCTCGTTGATCTTCCAGCCTGTCTGATTCCTCATAATTGATTTTAACATCGGCCATACTGTAAGACGAGCTTGACGGTAGGTCGGACAGATATACCAGCGATTTTGTCCCGGCAACATCTCCCCTTTTAAAAGAAACATTAATCCCAGAATCGACTTTCCGAATCTCCGCCCTGCCGTGATTACTTTGAATCTTGCTGGATGAGTTAATATTTCCCTTCTTTCCTTTGTTAAAATCAGATCCATTCATTTATCTTTATCTTGATCCTTATATTATAATTTATATTTATCAGCTTATAAGGGTCTATTATGACCCTTCTTTTTCATCAAGTTCATTATCACCAAATTCTAATACTCTAATAGGATCCACATTTTCTGTTTTAATATGCTCTATTGCTTTACCCTCTGTTCGATCCAGGACTTCCTTGATAGCATTTAAATTTCCCATATTGGCCATACTGATCAATTTATTCATTAATTTTTCACGCTTAGTAATATCATCTACTTCAGTATCTAAAATTTTATTTAATAAATCCCTAGCTGAATTTCTCCTGCCATTAGGATTAGAGACTTCTCCTTTTTTAAATCTGTTGCCAAGCTTATTTCCTTTAGCAAATTGACCGTTTTCTTTTTGATTCACCGTTTACTTACCGTTTATTCATCAATTAAAACAATACCAACGCTTACTGGCTTACCAATTAAATCAACTAATTCTTTCACTTTCTCTTGCTCAATCTCATAAGTATCTAGCTCGATTCTCCAATTATGCGATATTTTTAAGTTTTTTAAACCAACTAATTCGCATTTTAAAGCAATACCTTTAACGTCTTCTTCTTTTTTTAGCATCTAAAGGACATTTGTGAAGCATTGATATATGATTAGGAAAAGTAGCGATCCCACATCTGAGTTTCTTTTCTTTATCATATCCGCAAAATCCACACATTTTATTATCTTTTAATGGGCATAATTGAAACAATTAATATTTCTTCTTTTTTCCAGATTTCTTTTTTCTGGATCCCATTTTACCCTTACTATATCCTTTTCCCTTTTGAGGCATTATTTTGCTTTCTTTTTAGCTTTTACCGGTTTTCCATTTTCATCACAAACAGCGCAGCCTTCTTTTTTATAAGCTTCCATTTGTTTTTTTGATGGATTATCTTTTCCAAATACCGATCCATCTTTTCTTTTAAAATAAACCATTTTGATTCCTTTCTCTTTCTTTTTGTAAAAATCTTTTATGCTGATTAGCGGTTCTCCCTTCCCGATTCAGCTTTATATTTAATAAACGCTTTGTCCTTTTTCGCTGTTTTGCTTCTTTATGAGGGATTAGAAACTCCCATCGGCTGCTGATTTTTCTAATTCTTTTTCAATAGGTCTTGCATCAGCCATTACGATCATTGGAGAGCTTAATAAAGGTTTAAAATCTTGAATTTTATCGCAATTATTACAACAATAATCTGTAGGTCTAAAACCTGGTTGATAGAAAAACTCCTGAATGTGGCCACACTTGGAGCATTTTACATCGTGTAAAGGCATTTTATTTATCTGTCTTTCGTGCTTTTCATATTATTTAATCACGAGTATGGGTAATGAACCCCTCTATAAATAAGGGGGAATTATGACTTTATCGATCTGAGATTCTCGTAAAGCCTTATCACCACGGGATTTACAGCGATTCCAAGCAGAGCGTAGCGTTCCCTCTTTTCTTTTCAGAATCTGGGCGATCTCTTTAAAGGATTTTCTTTTTACTTGATATAAATAATATACTTTTCGCTCTAAATCTGTCATGTGATATGAAAGAATAAAGCCTAAATTGAGGAATTTGAGATTACTAATCGCTTGATCATTGAGATATTCTATTTCATCATAATCAATTTTTTTATCCGATTTTCCGCACATCGGGCAAGGTAAATGGCTTGGTTCTGGTATGTATGACATTTTTTAAAACATAGTTAACTGCGCCGTTAAATGATCCCAGGTTTTATCTTTTTGTTTTTCATTGACAGAATCAATATACTGACAATATTGCTCTATTTGCCAAAACATTAGCAAAGTCTCAATACCGCCTAAGGAACCTTTGGTGTCTAATTTTTCTGTACGGATCCGAAAATCCTCTAATAAGTCAAATGTTGATTGCTCTACAAATCTTTCACCGCCCCATTTTGCAGCTCTAGCGTGCCTGCAAATTGATGTATATGAGCTACTATCAATTGAGTCCCATGGGTAATTCATAGCATATTTAACGCTTGATACTCCGAATCCATGAACGTGTATTTTTTTATCTTTAGAAAGAATCTTAAACCATATTTTACGCAGATTTGGATCGATATTACGAGCTCCAACCATTCCTCCGATGGCCAATTTATCACACTCTTCTAAATAAAAATCAAGATAATCAATATCGGTATTTATATGAAAACACGGCACCGGATCGAGCCCTTTGGATTTCATATATAGATAATTTTCCTGAGTAGCTTTCGGATCACCTATTACATCCAAAGCTGAATAGTTTTGAATTTCATCTTCTTTAATACAGGTAATATATTCATCAATATCAATTTCTACTCCTAAACTATTAAAAGAAAATGCGCCCGAGTCCATGAAAAAATCGATACTATGTCTATGTTTTAGATAATATTCACGCAAACTGTTTTTTCTGTAATAAAAAAACGAGATTAACATATTACTATATCTACTTGTTCGTATTGCGGCGGCGGCGCATCTCTCAACAGTTGCAAAGTATAATTTCAAGATAACTCCCAAGGATATACGATCCATTGATCTGTTTTACGATAAATCCATTTATTAGGAACAAAGCTAGATTGAGCATGAAAATAAAGAGTAGCGATATAGACTTCATCCATTACAGAATAAGATTGCAAAGTTTTACCGGTATCAGCTATATCATCAATAATTAAAAGAGGCCTAACTCTCGGATCCTTGACTACTTTTATTCCGGTTAAATGAGACAACATCACTGCGATCGGCCAGCCTCCTCTTGGAGGACCCCAGATTCCTCTAAATTTTACCAGATCATTTTTTTCTAAGCCTTGAACATATTTAGCTATTGATCTAACTCCTCTTTCTACTTCTTCCCAGCTCACATTGTATACTTCATTCATTTTTTATTACCTCCAATAATTTTTGTAAATAAACAGACATATCCATGCATTCCTCTAAAGCATTTTTAACTAAATATTCAACTGATTGATCTACTTCATCATATGTATTACCAAATTTTCTTTCTCCTTGTTCTGCTCGATCAATATGTTTAACTATTAATGCATTTACTACTTTATCCTTACAATGTTTCATTAATTTAGATCTCGATTTTTAAATATTTTAGGCATTTTCCAAGATATTCTTAACATATTTACGCACATGATCCCAAGATTGTACACCATTTTCGTCAGCATAAGTAATAGGATCAGGACGCCCTAATTTGATAAAAGCTTCGATCCTTTCAACAGATGATGCTGATTTATAATCAGAATGTAATCCAATTGGTTTATAAGAAGTATTAGTCCTTTTAAATACTTCGTCAAAATCTAATTTCATGTCTGCGCAATTATCTAAAGCATCTTCAAGTATATTAAATTTGTCCCATTTTAAGAAAGGCGTATAATATTTAATATCTTGAGCATCATAATTTCCTTTTAAAAAAGCTTCGTAATCTGCATCTCTAAATTCCTGTCTACAATCTGGGTAAATAGCATGATCTCCTGCATGGATCCCTAAAGCGATTACTGTTTCGGAATATCGATCTTTTCTAGTTTGATCAATAGAAAGAGCTACCGATTGTAAAATACTAGAAAATATTTTATTACGATTAGGAACTACGGTCTGGATCATGTTTTTATTTTCGTAATGACCTTCCGGGACTTCTTCTCCTCCTTTTACTAGATTAGATTTTAAAAGCGGCTGTAAATCTGAAAGATCAATATCATAGCCAAATACCTGCCAACCTTTCGAATATAGGTATCCCCTTAGATCATAGGCTTTTTTAAGCTCTATGCTATGTTTTTGGCCGTAATTGAATGATAATGATGTTACCTTATACCCTTCAAATAGCAATCTGATCAATAAAGCACTAGAATCCATACCTCCAGAATGCGATAATACTGCTTGTTTCATTTTATTCTCCTCTCGTCAGAGTTAAAAATTCGGATCTTACCTCTTTATTTCTAAAAACACCATATAAAGAAGAAGTGGTCATGCATGAATGTTGTTTTTGAACTCCTCTACTCATCATGCAAAAATGCTTTCCCTCCATGATTACTCCTGATCCTTTAGCATCTAAATTTTGAAATAAATTTTTAGCTATTTGATCTGTTAATCTTTCTTGATTTTGTAATCTCCTGGAATAAATATCTGTCAATCGAGCTAATTTAGAAAGCCCGATGATCCGATCGTTTGGTATATAAGCGACATGAGCTTTTCCGAAAAAAGGAAGCATGTGATGTTCGCACATAGAATAAAATTCTATATCTTTACAAATAACCATATTATCAAAACCTTCACTTTCAAAGGTTTTAAATACTGATTTTGGATCCTGGCTATATCCAGAGTATAATTCCTTCCAAGATTTAACAACTCTCGCTGGTGTTTCTAATACTCCCTCTCGATTTGGATCATCACCAATGTCAAATATTATTTTCTTTATTTTATCCTCCATTACTCTACTCCTATTATTTTATGTGTTTGTAAATTTAAGATCCAGCCTGGATTTTCTTTAATTAAATCAATACAGTAATCAGTATTTTCTTTATTTAATTTATCGCAGCTCTTTGTACCAATTTTTTCGCCGCTAGTTTCATTCATTGGTGAAATAAATTTTCTCTCATATTTAAACATATTTGGAATATGCGGAATTTTTCCTCCTTTTTTAACTACGAATTTCAGATCATGGCATCGTTTAATTTTTATGCTTTTCCAGCCGCTTTTTGGACTAAGACATATCCAATCAAGAAAAGTAGTATCTATATCAAACATTCCATTTGTTTCAATCGTAACGAAAAATCCATTTCTTTTTAAATGCATAGCAAGCTCTGGTAATTCATCATTCATAGTTGGCTCGCCACCTGTCAATACTATAAATCTGCATTGATATTCTAAGCATTTACTAATTATTTCTCCGATTTTCATTTCGGATCCAGATAAAAATTCGGTATCGCAGAATTTACAAGCCAAATTGCAATCGGATAATCTTATGAAAATAGCAGGTGTGCCTGCAAAAGAGCCTTCTCCTTGAATCGTATAAAATATGTCATTTATTTTCATGATTCTCTTAAATATTCTGCCCAATTATTTTCATGTTCATAAATTCTAACTTTATTTACCCATGCTTTTCCTCCTGATCGTACATGGATCCCATCATTAACAAATTTATAGACATAATAACAAGATTGCTCAATACTAGGTCCTGACCAATCTGGCAAAATATTTAAATCGACTCCTCCTTTCTTTTCTATGGCTTTAAAATCTTCAATTAAAGGATCATCATGAGCTAATAACAATCTGTGATCCCATTCATTTTCAAGCCATTCTTTTACCCATTTAAGATCGCCAAAATCAACCACCCATCCTCTTTCATCTAATTCAAACGAATCAAATTCAATTTCTACATATCGGCCATATCCGTGCGCATAAGAACAATGCCCTTTATCTTTCCATTGCCTATGTCCTGTTGTAATCGGTCCAAATCGCTTTGATGATTTTAAAGTACTCATTAGAAAGGTAAATCTTCATCATCATTTAATGGATCATTAGTATCATTATAATCATTAGATCCATTGTATTCATGATTTTGAACTTCCCTTTGTTTTGGTTCTGGTTTCCATTCATCTTCATACATATAATGCGTTATTCCTTTGTCTGACGGCGTTTTTCTGCGTGCAATAATAGTATTTACCCATTCTGGAAAATCTTGATCATTATCACAAGATTTAAGATGATTAATAAATTCATCTACCTTAATTGCAACTTTCATAATTTTACCGCCGTTATCAAACTCGTGTTCTTTTATTATAATCCCATTTATGTAGTGTTTATCGGCCATTTTTACTCCTTTTCTCGGATCCTTCGATCCTTTAGTTTATATGGTGATCTAAATTTTGTCATTGATATTGCAGTTCTTGATCCTCGATCCCAGGTATAAAAATTTTTTTCACCGTCATTTTTTCTGCATTCTGCGCATTTTTCTCTACCTTTTCCATATCGAGGAAAATCTTGATAATTATATTGATCGTATTTTCCCTGCCCTTTTGAATAAATTTCATAGGTTATATTACATTCAGGACATATTTTAATTTGTCGATCTGTATTTCTTTCAGTATGGCGATTTTGATTAGAATACTTAATACCAGCTCTGTTTTCTTCTCCATAATAAACCAATTCTAAATAATTCAAATTTTCATTAGCCAATGTGCGAGCCTTTCATCAGATTATAAGTAATCATATCAACAACTCCAAATTCTTTGCATTTAGGACATTTCATATTATTTAGTAATTCAGATTTATGTTTAAACGTATGATCACAATTAGTACAGATAACATCAATTATTTTATTTACTTTCTTAGGATCCAATTTAGCTTTTCCAAAAGCATCATTTCTTAGCCAGTTTTTAAATCCAGCGTTATAATTTTTATAAGCTTTACCATTGGCTGCCAAATAATCAACAAATTTTTCATACTCCAATTTAACATTCACCTCAGAAAATTCATTTTGCAATTCACTTAAATTGTTTTCTATTTCTTTTAATTGATCTTTTTTTTGAGATTTATTTTTATATTTATGCTCTTTTAAGGGGGTTTTAAGGCCCTTATAAGACCCTAAAAGATCATATTTTGTTAATATTTTAATAACTGATAAATGTGCTCTATTATTAGAATTTAGCTCTCCGTATTGATATTCTATAAATTTCGGAATGAACCATTTATCTCTTTTAAAAGGTACTATTTTTCTATTAAAAGTATTAAGTATTTTTTCTTCAGTAATTTTTAAATTTAATTGAAAAGCAGCACGATCGACATCTACATCCCATACTCCAGCGTGATCACAATCAGTTAATAAATAAACCCAAAATAATTTCATTTCAGATTCTAATTCTCTAATCCATTTTTTCCGAAATAAATTGGTGTCTATAAAGCGTTTTGCCATTATAAAGTATCCCTAGGACTATATTCCATTTTGTATTCAAGCTCAAGAGCTTCTCTTTTTTTAGCTATATCAGGATCCTTTAGCTCTGGATATTCTTCTTGTATCTTTCTTCTGATTCTAGTCATGCTCTCCCAATTAGAAAGATTATCTTTTGCTAGCTCATTTAAAAAATCCAAAGCGGACATATCATGGATCCGATGCAGTAAATCTTCATACCAAATTCTTGCCATTAAAGTTCTGTCAGATTTTCGGTATTTTTTATTGGCTATTAAAAAGGCTAATATTTTTTCTTTTGCTGCTTTCATAATTCCTCCTATAATTCTCCAGTATATTTCATTAACATTAATTTTAATTTTTTATAATTTTCTTCAGTAGCGACATCTCTTTTTTTAATCAATTTTTTAAAATGCAAATTATTGATCTTATTTTTTTCCTTTTTGGTAAATTTTTTTTCCCAAAGATCAACATGCTCTTTAGGAAAGGATCCTACATGAATATGGCAGCCATGACATAAAGCCATAGCATTAGCTGGTTCTATTCTGGTTGCCCAGGATCTTCTACCGTAAAAGTGGGAACAATGCAACCCAGGAGAGAGTTTCGGGTATTTCTTGCCACATCTTTGACAAGTCCAATTATCTCGAAATCTAACGAGCTTGGAAAATACATCGTCCCACTTCGTACGCTTTATCGCCATTTAACCAACATTTTTATAATTGATCCTAAGTTGTTAAAAATATTTTTTATCTGTTTGCCAACCGATTTATCACTTTTAACAGCCTTCTTTTCTGGCGATTCTTTTTTAGGATGCCTCATGTAAAATGGATGAGGCATTATTTGTTCTTATTCCTTTTTTCATATCTATTACTTTCGGCAGCAAATTCTTCAGCTTCAATCTCTGAATAAACCTCTCCGTATGCAGATATAATCTGTAAAGTAAGCCTATCTTTTAATCTTTTTTCAGCCATCGCAAAAGGATAGGGCATATAGCAGTTTTTATGATTGGCTTCTCCATGAGTCCAAACCTCTTTTGTATTTCCATCTATATCTGAAATTGTAGCTTTACCAAACATTACTATACGATCTGGCTCATTTTGAATATATTCTGGTTTGCTAAATTCTATGTTTTCTTTTTCAGCTATTACCATGCATCCCTTATGAGATATAATCCATTTTTCTGATTGTTTATGATACCAGAAATGATGACCTTCAAGTTCATATCTTTCAGCTAAAAACTTATTCCATTCTTTATTATCCATGTTTTCTCCTCTCATTTAATGTTGTTAAAATTTTGTATTTAATATCAAAAGTAAAATTCTTATTAATCTGCCTAGCTGCAAAAATATGAGGATCCATATCTTTTTGTCTTTCTATAAACTCCTCTGCTCTAGAAATACATTCTAAAAAATCTGGATCCTCAATAGTGGTCAATTTTCTCTCAGAATCATCACCATTATAAGTTATGTCTATACTATAAAGAGTCATTCTTTATCTATCCGAATGCTTCCCTGGAAATTATCTAAAATCTTTTCAAGTCTTGCGCTAAGAGTCATAAATCTTTCCCTAGACATATCGCTAGGTTTTTTTATTGAAAGCCTTATATCGCCGTTGTCAAATTTTGAGCACTTGGTTTTTTCGTTTTCAAATTCTGCAACAATACTAGCCATTTTTTCCTCCTGAATTAATTAAGTGGGGCAGTAGATGATGATTAGGAGGACAAAGCAACTGGCGTTGCATTTGAATTACCGCCCCACGAATTTTAAATATTAAACTCCTAATCATATTTTAATTTACTTTTAAACGATCCTCATTAAAAGTTTTATCTAGTGCCTTCTGCATAGATTCCTTTACTAGTAGATCGTTATATTTTTCAGCCATGATAAAACAGCTATCTTTCCAGAATTGAGCGGATTGTTTATATAAGTATATTTTACTTATAATAAAAGATAAGGATCCGATCACTGTAGCCGTAATTAATAAATGCCAACTATTCATGATTTAACTCCTCTATTACTTCGGTTAATAACTCATCGTCTTGATGCAATGCTTCTAAAATCTCAGCAAAATCAATATCTTTTAAATCTTTTTGCTTTAGATCAGGACATAACTTTTCATGACCTACGATCGTTTTAGCGACGCCTTGCAAGCATCTGATCTGGAAATTTTCTACAATTTCATCATTGACTTTATAATTAGGATTTTCTCGTTTATCTAAGCTCCTCAATCCAGTATGAATGAGATTATACAAATGCTCACTATTATTGATCCAGAGATTAAAATTCCAAGTAGCCCAATTTTTCCAGCCGTTATATTCTTGATTAATCATTATTTGTCCTCCTTAATATTTGCTTAATTCTCTAACAATATCCAAAGCACCTGATTTTGTTGGTGCTTGACCAGAATATGGATTTGCAATTCCTTTTGCATACCATTTAAAATACCCATGACCTTCATTAGTAATCTCAAACTGCATTCCGTTCATTTCATAAATTGAATATGAAAGATTATGTTCAGCATACCAATAACCTTTTTTTTCAAACTCACATTCAAATTTTTTTAATTCATAATTTAACATGGCTTTTGTGTTTTGAAATATTTTATACATTATTTGTCCTCCTTAAGACTTTGGAATATTATTAATTATTCTGTGAAAGCTTTTATTCATATAAAACACATTTCCTAAACCATCCCCTACTGAATGCTCTCCAAATAAAATGTTATTAATTGTTAAAATAACATGAGAAATATTAATTTCTCTAAAGCTACCTTTTCTCTTTGGGTCTGAATTGTAAGAAATCACAAAATCTTGAATAATTGTTTCAAAATTTGGGCGATCCTGTTTACTTGCAATGTCTAATATTTCAAGTGATAATTTGTTTAATAATAGTTTATTCATTTTGTCCTCCTTTTGAACATATTTATTATTAATCATCATGGTCTAATATAAAGCTTTTTTAGCATTATGCAACCCTTTTTATTAAAAAAAATTAACGTACTTTATTTTCATTAAAATTAATAAAAAATCGATCACGTAGCTACCTAAGCCTAACGTAGCTCCAGGATCCAAATATTTAAAAATCGAGATCTAAATCTTGCGATCTTTTTTAATCGAGTATATATTCAACTATTTTAAAAAACGGGCGTTAAACGGCAAATATGAGCCAAATAATACAAAAATCCTCCCCCTTGATCAATCTAAGCGAAAAATCGCAGGGGAGGCGGAGGAGAGAGGAGAGAAAAATATTATAGCTGTTCAATAATAGAAAATGTTATAGATGTCGCCCCTTGCGCCACTTCTTCAAACGTGAAACTATCCTGATCAAACCTAACTTTAGTGCCAGCCGTGCCAAAATTATCTTCAGAAAAGTAAAAAACATCTTTCCTCCCATCTACTAGATCGATCAATGCTTGTAATTTTGCTTGATCGGTAGAATTTAAAAATGAATAATTCATCTGCCAGGTCTTCCTTTTCCCATATCTTTGCACCGTATATACTTCGCCACCGACAGCTTGATTTACTACTGTCCCAGAATAGTCAGTCCCATATCCAACACCGATATTAGGATTAATACTCGGGGTAAAAGTTGCTTTTGATCCGCCATCTGATGCATCATCAAAGGCTGCAGTTGAAATTGCCATTATTTTCTCCTATTATGAAATTTTTGTAACATCTAAAAAAGTTGCTGATAATTTTCCAGAGGATCTTACTAATTCAGTTATCATAAAATATCGGCCGCTATAACTTTTATTAAAAGCTTTAGTTGGCAGCATACTTGAAAAAGTACATATATCACCAATTTCCATTGTGAATTTTGCAGGATTTACCACCTCTGCTTTAATAATTACTCTAGGTTCAGCTTTTAAATTTCCGTAGTAATTCATAAATCCATCATTCGGATCATCATCACTGCAATCTAAATCTCCTCCAGGCGATCCTGTATTATAATCTAAATTAAAAGTTGCTTTATTTTCTGTTGATCCAATATTATAAGCCGTTCTGATTGTTGCATCTGAATCGGTTGCTTGTGATCTATATTCTTTTTTAGCAGGATGAGGATTATAATTAACTGTTATATCAGTAATTAAATTTGATATACTAGTATGCGATATACTCAAAGGCCCTAGATCATTTTTATCTAAAGTATGATTTGCCGATGAATATGAATCTTTCACGAAAATATATTTTAAAACTCCAGATGCTGAATATGTATAACAAAAACCTCCTTCAAATGCTAACTGATCTAATATTTGTTTGACCGGTTTTGACTTATTGATCCATAATCTTCCAGCCCAAGCTTTAGCAGAATCAAGATCAGACCAACCTGCTGGAGTAGCCGTTAAACCTAAAAATCTATGACAAATATCTCTGTGAAATTCATGAACTTCTGTTAAAACATTTGTATTACCACTCCAGGAACTATTTGAAGGAAATCCATCTTGTGCAGTATATACTGTTTCTAATTTTTCATCATTTTTAATATTAGAGATTGAAAGCTCATATACATTAAAATTAACAACAGCTGAACCGCCAGAGGTATCTTCAACTTCTTCAGTTTCGTATGTAATTTGCAAATCAACTGTCGTATGATCGGTAGTAGTTACCAATGTCAAAGTTTGATCAGATCCAGTATTAGCAGTATGCCCTGTGCCTGTTATGCTATCAATACCTGCAGTAAGAGTTGCTGTTACTTCTAAACTTTCGACATCGCTAGCTTTTGAATAATTTGCAATCCTATATGTTAATACAATTTCAGTCCCTGCTTCTGTCTCTGGAATTGTAAATCTTTCTACATGTGTACGAGTCTGACCGGTAGATATAGTTTCGTTATATCCAAAAGTCGCATAGGTGCTTGTATTACCATCATAAGCATTTCCGACATTTGTCTCAGTTATTCCTGTTGCTGTAGAAGATTGAGTGTTAGCCGTTGGTACTGTATAGTATTTATATTTTCCATTGACTCCAACTGTAATAGTTTCAACGCTCCCAATTGTTGTGGTTCCAGAAGATTGAGTTTCAAAAGGAACGAATCCATCTCGAGTAGGAACATATTGAGAGGTCTTAGAATCTAAACTCCCATCAGCAATTGTCCCTGGTATAAAATATGCACTTGATGTATCTGCTTTAGTAAATGGTATTGGTCTCCAATTATCAGTTCCAGATCCTGTAGTTAAGCTATCATTACCAGTAAAATCACCGTAAGCAATAGGGGCTAAAACTTTTTCATTTGAGTATACATTAGGTAGCTTAATATTATCCCAAGGCATTTGTGCGACAATATTTAAAGTAACGGATCCTTCGTTATGAGTAATTGACTCAAGGCGACCTGTATAAATAAGAGGAATATTGTTAAAATTTGCAACCGATCCTGATTCTAGGCATGAATAAACTCTCACAGCTCTATTAATATAATTATTTGTACCATAAACAAGAGTCTCTGCAATACTACCAGAATTATCTAATTCTATATCAATATTAGACCAGCTTGATCTTGAATTAAAAATATCTATCGATTCTCTAATACTTGGATTGTTAATTATAATACCAGAATACGCTACGCTATTTACTGTCTGATCAAAAAATGAAAAATATTTAGTATTGGATCCAGAAGAATCGTCGACTTGAACAAGCCAATTTTCTCGCATTCCAGATGTTGGTGCCCAGGATCCTTGCGAAATTGCCATTTATGCTAAACCTAATTTCTGTACTCGTTGAATCTCTGGAATAACTGTATCTCTGACGAAATCTTTATTAGTAACCGGCCCATTAAAATTAACGGTTAAACCACCTTGGCTGCTGCTTGATCTTCCTCTTGGAGTTACCTGGACTCTTTCTGGTCCTGCTTCTCCTGCCATTATTAAAG